TATAGTTATAACCAAGATCCCACAACTCAGACTTATAATCAGAAGGTATAGAACATATTTTATAAACTACATTAAAATAATGATTTTCTCCATATTTAGCTATATCAAGAATAGAAGGTTGATAAATAGTAATCTGATCATTAATTTTAAGATTCTCACCTAAATAAATGAGAAGTTTATCCATAATAATCACGACCTAACTTATCTAAGCGATTACTCTTAAGCCTATTTTGAATATCATTCGGAGCAGTCTGTCCAAAATACATATTCCTATAGTAATAACCATTTTCAGCCACTTTGCCAGAATCATATGTTTTTATTAACTGCGTACCTAATATGTTTGACCATTGAAATCTTTCTTTAACTAAAGCTGCTAGTAAATCCTGTCGATCAATACCCCAAATAGTACTGACATCATCCTGGTGAGCTATAGTTCTAAAAATAATTTGTTTAGAAACCATAATATTATTTGAGTATACAATTTCAGTGTCATTTACTTCAAAACAAATAAAGTTTTTGACTTTACTTTGTGCATCTGGAATCTTTAAAAAAGAATAAATATTTACATTATAATAATCTTCCGGACATGCATTAACTGCTTGAAGTTCTTTATTATTTAAGATTTCAATAATATCTGAATCTTTGTATAAATCCTCTAAGATTTTTCTCTTATCATAAGAAATACTGTCAAATCCCTGTTCATTTCTACAAGAAAATAATCTATCAATACGCTCTTGATTCATCGCATCACCTCCAATTCAATAGAAGATGGTTGCTTATTTGGAAGAGTAGCAATAATCTTTATTACTTTTCCTAAATTATTATAATTTAACAAAGCTTTGATACTTAACGTATTCTTACCTTCAGAGATTTCAAAGTCATTAGATAATTCTTCTACAGATAATTTGTTTCCATTGAACTCATAAGACCAAATGACAGATTTATCTTTAATATCACTCGCAACTGAAATAGCTCTTTTAGAGCCTCCAACACGTAAAGCTCTATTAGTACCTGAACATGATAAAACAATGTCCTCTATTTCTGGCTCTTGAGGAATAACCGGAGAGTCATAATAGTCACATATTTTTAATTCAACATTATCTGTAACTTTATTGAAATGATCCTGTTTAAGCGTTACTTTAGTTACTCCGCATGGGAACGTATCTTCTAGTTTTGACACTTCAAAAACTAAAGGCCTAATCATAGAATCACTCAACATGAAACGATCATTATAATCAATTGTTTGCGTAGTTGGAGTGGTAGGGACAATAAACTGTGATTGATTATCTACTGATGTAAAGAAACCATCACTCCATACGCCACTGTTGTAGTTGTTGCGGTTTCTTAATACACCAAAACAACTATAAATTTGTTTATTCTTTATCCATTTAAACATCCAATTACATTTAAGAATGTTATATCTTATGAAAGAGTTTTTATCATTCTTCCCTAAAATAAGCCATAGCTCATGAACACCTGTGTTCTTATCCGGTATTTCAAGATAAAAACCAAAACGTTCAATACTATCTTGGTCCATATATTTTTTTTCAGGGAAATAGCCAGGTCTGAATTGAGCCAGATACTCAACCTGGTCCTTATTGATTGTATAGGTTTGAGAATACTGATATTTGATTTCAACATCTTCTAAGTATTCCATAGTCCTAGAATATAGCTTACATTGTCTGTAACCTAAGTCATTGGTGAAAGTTTTCTGCATGATTTCGTCTGACTGAGTACGAATACTGTCTGATACAGTATTACCGCATAAAGCCATTCTTTTTTTGAAAATATCACTCATGGTTATCACCTATTTTATCTATGATAGAATGAGCATCAAAAATTATTTTTCTATATTTTTGATGGTTGAAATTAGGATTATTAAATTCAAGTTTGGCGCATTCTATTGTATTAGCCAAATCAATTATATAAGGTGATGGGATTAATTCAGCTAATGCTGCAATATATAATTGCAAGTTATTAAAATAATTGTCAAGTTTTGGATAAGAGTTTTCTTGATAGATTAAAAGCCAATGAATTTTATTATGTAGTAATTCTATATAATCAGAGAACTGATTGTCATTAAAAGTTCCATATTTATACTTCATTCTGATCACCATCCAGATAAGAATTACTTCTGGAAGAGTGATTCCTAAAATATTTTCTGGCTTCCTTTTTATATTTCTTTTGAATGCTCATAATATAATTGGCATGTTCTTTTTGGCTGGTCCATTTTTCATCTTTTGAACCATAAAACATATTAGTATGCTCTAAAGAATTCAAACGAATATCATACCAAGCAACGACCATATATAAAGCAACGACTTCTATTTCACCATTAGTAAGGGTGTCCTCGAATTCGAACAGAACATCATTTTTTTTCGTTAAATCATGTTCTATTTTTAACTGGTCTAATTCAATCATTGCAATAGCACTATTTAGCCATTCTAAGCACAATTCAGTCCAGTCATCAGACGCTAATTTTAATACTTTTATATCTTCAACTTTATTTTCAAATCGTTTAAATACTGTTTCATAAGAGGTCATAGAACACCTCCTAAATCATTTTTTCTAACTCTGTACCACAAATTTCATCTACAGCACGTACTTTCTGAATAGAATCAAATGTACCATTATCCAGTCTAGTTGCTACCTCAATTTTAATTGCTGTTTTAAGTCCCTTAGGAACTTCAGCAAGTGCTTTCTTAAACTGAGCTGGCGAGAGAGCAAGAAACTGATTAATATCAGAAGCATCATAAAGATTATCATAAAGATCTTTTACATCTTTCCATCTAGGATCCTCTAATAATTCATCATTCTCAATCTGGAAACATGGATCATAGATATATGGTGAGCGGCTAGATTTAAGAGAGTACAAATCTCTATATTCTACTTCACGAACATCTCCATATCCATCCCAACGGTATAGAATATCACTTTGTTTACCAGGCATAAATAATGTTCCCTGCACTAAAGAACGACATTCAATAAGTTCGTTCTGTTCAAACTTTTTAGTAGTTTTAACAGGAGCTGTTTCCTTTGTAGTATTTTCAGTAGTAGCAACATTTTTTGTTGCAGCTCTTCTTGTTGCCATGTTATTACTCCTTTTTAATCAGTTAAAGAGGTGGTAATTCCACCTCTTTAAATAGTTTTTTATTTAAGTGTCCAAACTCCGAAACGCTTTCCAATAATTGTGGCCACACCCATTTTAATCTGATATTCATACTCAATAGTTTTATCCATATTTGTATTTCCATCAGATACTTCTTTAATCTGAGCGTCGCCTTCATTGTAGATCTTGATAAATTTGTTATCAGCTACTGGCATAATCAGAAGTTTAGTATTATCTACTAACTTTTTACTTGTGTCATTGTTAGCAAATCTCTGTGGAATTTCAACAAGACGAATACCTTCAAACATACCTAAACGGCCTGTAGTGTGTCTTTCATCTTTCATTGCATTAGATACCCAAGTAATATCTTCCATAGCAGAAAGTTTTGCAAGAGCAGATTTGGTACCCATAACAACTACTTCATCACCTGTAGCCATCTGTACATCTTCAATCAGAGTCATAAACTCATCTTTTGTAGCTGCTGCAAGTGTACCTGTCTTATTAAACTGTGTAGACGGGAGAACCTTCTCACCTGCTGCCATTACAGCCGCATATACCATATCGTTAATTTTCTTGTCAAAAGCTTCATAGATTTTCTGTACGAATCCAGCCCAGTCAATACGACCTGCCATAAACAGCTCATATTCTGCGTAAATTTTAATTCCATACCATGAGGTTCTAACAGAGAATGTCTGTCCTTCTGCCAGACGCTGTCTAATAATATCATGGTGATTACCGGAAAGCTCAGACACTGTCAGAATAACTTCATCTGGTACATAAAATTCATTAGTATCACCGTCAGCCATAGATTTGATTTCTACAAATTCATTGAAGAATGGGTTTTCTCCCCAACCAGAAACAAGCAGATTCTCTACTGTCTCTTCGATAATTTCAAATACATCAATTTTATGTCTACGAATAGCTTTTCTAAGTTCTTTTCTTGAGCAGTTTTCATCTACTCCAAGTACAGAGAACATAATCTCTCTGATTTTATTATTAGCATCTTTTGTAGATACTTTTTCTTCTCCCTTAGCTGTGTCAAACATAAGCTGGGAGTACTCTGCATAATCATTTTCAGCAAAAATATTTCTTACTTCATTACTTGAAAAATTAAGTTTCATTATGTATTCCTCCTTTCATTAACCAATTGTCAGCTTTTTGTCTGCTACAGTTACAGTTGCACCTTTAGTAGGAGTACCACTAAATCCTTCAGATGATACTTCAAACACATCACCTACATAAAGCTCATATGCTCGAACGATGTCACCATTTGCGTTATAGAAATTACTTTCATGTTTAAGAGCGGTAGTATATTCTTCGTATAACATTGGTACCTGGAGCAGTAACAGAGCATCTCCTGGTGTTTTAACTTCTACATACCAATTTCCGTTAGCTGCTTTATCCAGTACTACACCAGCAAAACCAGTAGATTCTTTAGCTTTATAAGTCTCCGGTTTGATATAATCGCCTTTTGCAACAATTGATCCGTTGTCCAGATCTTCTTCAATCTGAATGTTATAAATATGACCTGCAATAGTAGCTTTCAGCTTAGAGCTACCAGCAACAGCGTGTTTTTCAGCAGTGGCCATAAATTTCTGAAAATTAGATGCCATTTTTATTTCCTCCTTTAAATATTTTTAGGCAATAAAAAAGAGCTATTTGATAGCTCAATCCTTAAATAAACTTCCATATGGTTTCTTAGCTTTCTTAGGTTCAGTAAAACCAATAGCACTAGGTTTCTGCTGATAGTTGAAAGTGCCTTTTTCTTTAACATATTTACCTAAAATAGCATCGGCTCTTGTCTGTACTTCTTCTACACTGTAGATAGCCTGATTTTTGATCAGTTCTTTAAAATCTTCTCTATTTTTCAGTTCAGTGTAAATTTCAGCACCAAGAACAGCTTCTTTATCTTTTGATTCGTACTCATTAATTCTATTCTGAAGAGCAGCATAGTTACTTCTGAGTTCTTCTAATTCACTTTTTTCTGAAAGTGTAAGATACTCTTTAAATAATTCTGTTCTTTCATCTGAGAGAGATACTGCATCGCCATCTTTTGTATAGCCCTGACGGAAAATTTTACTTTCATCCCAGTTGCTATATACAAAATGGTCATCATATGTAGCATTAATAAAATACCATTCATTATCATTTTCTTCCCAAGTAGACAGAAGAGTATATAATGCACCTCTTACATCTTCATGACTAATTTCAAAAGTAACTTCAGTATTACCATTTTCTTTTTTTGTATATCTTTTTTTATTGCTAAACTCTGAATTGTCATTTGATTCTGGATCAGCTTCCGGATCAGTAACTGGTTCTTTTACCGGTTCGTTTGGATCTTCTGTACCTTCGAATAATTCAGCAAACTTAGCCTCTAACTCTTCATCGGACATAGACTCATAATCAAAGTCAAGGTCTTCAACAGTTTTAGAGTATTTCTCTAATAATTCATTGAGTTTCAACGTTTGGTTTCCTCCTTTCGTTGGTTCTTCAATTTCAAACTTAGCAAGAGTCTCCTGCAAAGACTGAATAACCTTTAGTAATTTTTCTTCTGTATTAGTAAAAAGACTATTATTCTCTTCACTGAAATCAGCAATATCTAATCTGGCACCCTCCATACCTTCTTCAACGGGTTTCTCGGTGATAGGATCAGTGCCTAAACAAGTTACACCATTATATCTGAATTTATCTAAGTGAAGCACTTTGTCCTTAGTGTCAAAAGAGAGTTCTGAAATACTTAATTCACAACTTACTTTACTTCCTTGTTTACGCTGAATAATTTCACATGCTGGAGCACAATAATCGTTATAAATTACCGCATCGGCAATAACATATGTTTTATCATGTTCTTTATCATACTCAAGATGATATCCTTCAGGATTGACAAAAACACCAATAGGTTGCTCAATGTATGTAATGTTTCCTTCATCATCAAATTCCATAGCATGAGAAGTAAAATCAGTAGTTCCATCAGATAAAGTGGTAATAGCGGCCAGAACTGGCCTATAGTGTAAAGACGGTAAAGCTTCTAACTGAGCTTCTTCAGATATATAAGATTTATTTCTATTTTCATATAAATGATTTACTTTGAATTTAGTTCGTAAAAAACCATCATCTTCATCAGAATCTTCTAATTCAAATTTTGCCGGAACCTGAACTGCAATATTATATCCAGACTCTTTGGCACTGAATACAGTTGTCTGATTCCTCTGTTCAAAAAAAGAATAGAGATCATCTAATGTAAGTACTTTTTTCTTCATGTTAGCCTCCTTTCTATTGTGTATTTTTATCCTCATAGAAGAGGAGTACTAACTTGCACAATAAATATCGGTATAAGTTAGCTTGTTTATATCTATATTTACATTTGCAAAAGAAAGAGATGAACAATTTGCAAATGTATAGATACCTTTAGTATAGCCGACCTGAGGAAAGCCAATAGATTTTAAAATATTTGCTGTTTCCTGGTCAGCAGTTCGGATAAAATGTTTGTTCATCTATTATCCCTCCTGTTCACTGGACTTTTCTGATTCTCTACTTTTTTCACCTTCATCTGTAAGGTTGTCAGATTGAGGTCTTCCACCTTTTGTATCATCTGTTTTACCATCAATAACTTGCTGTGAGGCAGATCCACTCAATGTGAAAGAAGTACTAAAAGGAATCCATGTTTCGTGAAGTTTTAGAACAGTATTTTCAAGATAATCCATAGATAAAGCTTCAAGAGGTGAGATACCATCAAGAGCAGCAACGGCTAGCTTTACTGGCACACCTCGTTCTCCAGATTTCATAAGTTCTTCTTTTTTAGAAGCTTTTGTATAAGGAGATACCTCAAAATATTTTACTCTAGCATGATCATCACCAATAGCAAAAGTAAGATATCTATTAACTCGTTCTTCTATCTGTGGAAGGACAGTTTTAATAGCCATCATTGTGTCACAAAGAATAGCAGCAGTAAAAGCTGTCGTACCTGAGACTTTGTCATTATCAAGAATCTGTGCACCACCAGAATTTTTAAATAAATTCGAAGTAGCAGTAGCAATTCTATTAACATCTTGAGTCTGGTCACCTTGAAACTCTATAGGTTCAATTTTAAGAGGGGAGATAGCTGCAGATACACAATCTGGAAGAGATTCAACTAGTCTATTATAATATTCAATGGCTGTATCAATATCTACTGAGAAATCATCTGGTTCGTCAGAGTTAGTAAGTGTTTCTAATCTTGCAACCAGAAGTTTATAGATTGATAAGTCATCTTTTACCGACTGAATACTTTGGAGATCAATAAGATCAATAAGTGGTTCGAACAAACCAGAAAGAGGTGGCATATTAAGCGTTGGATCATCAATGTTAACTTTAATTACAAAAGTTCTTTCTGGATCCAACTCTTGCCAACGAAGAGTATTGTCACTTTGAAAGGAATTGTATTTAGAATTAAATTCAGAATCCCAGTATTCTAAGTCGGCAGTATGACTTCTGAAATAACTGAAATCAAAGGCACAATTAAGAGTGCCATCATAATTGACAGAAGATACTTTACAATAATCTCCATCAAGAGGGTAAATGAAGAATCCAGAATCATCTTCATATGTATAACCATAAAATGTATCTTCACGCCATGCAATCAATAGGCATTTTAAAATCTCTGACTGCATATTCATCTTATCAAGTTGTACTAAAGTATTAAAATAACTAGTCTTTATTTTTTCATCGTCATGCGCATCCTCAGTAAAATCTATCTGAGGTATAACATTAAGAGCTGTTAAATCTACCATTTCTGCCTGATAGGAGATAAGTCTTCTGTAATTATGAGAAACTCTATATAAGAATCTGCTCAAATTACGAAGGTTAGATTCATTGGTTTTAGGGTTTTGCATATATTGACGTAATTTATCTTTACTAAATACAGTAAATGTTCTTGTTTCTGTTTTAGTTAAATCAATAAGCTGTACGGCTTGCTTTACTTGAGCGAATTTTTCTTGTAATGCCTGTTGTTTAAGAGCATAATTTTTTATCTCTTGAGTTGTTTTTTCCTCTTTAATAGCCAATGTCTCACCTCCTAACTAAACATTTTTCTTACTACACCTTTACGAATAGGCATAGCAGCAGCTATATTTTCTTTTTTGGGACGTTTCTTATTTTTAATATGTTCTCTACGAAGTTCTGAGAGTCCATAACAGAGCATTGAGAAACAATACGAACGATCATCATGCAATTTGTTTTGCTTCTCTGTAGACAGTTCAAAGCCATCTTTACCAGATTCTCGTTTCTTTCGTACCATATTAACCATTTCCTCCTTTAGTGAGTCGATCTGTACTAGACCAAGTTCCTCATCAGGAGATAGTTTATAAATTTTAGTTGAGGCCAAATTTCTTTCTTGAAGTTCTTCTTCAACTAAACGATCTAATTCACCTTTAGACATAGATTTATCTTTATACTTAGCAATTAAATCTTTTTTTGCTTTTGCCATTTCTTTTTCGTCTATATCTAGCATTGTTAAATATCCTTTATTATCATACTCAGCAGTGAAATCTATGAGATCAAGTCTCATCATTTCAATAGCAGCTTCATAGATAATAGATTTATACATAGTAGGCGGTAATAATTTAATTTTATCTACAGCATTAGGAAATTTTTTGACATAATCAGACGACTGTTCTTTATCTATAAGACCTCTATGTAAATATGTTCACCTTCATGTCCTTCTTCATACCAATCTTCCATAAGATAATCTGCAATATTAACACCGGCACCACCAGAACCAGCATCTATAAAGATATTACTTATGTTTGTATAGTCATCGACTCCATCACCGTTATAGTCAAGAATCAGTTGTTTCAGTTTCTTGACCTGTTCAGGTGTACGCATAGGAGTTTTATTCTTTTTACTAAGATCCATAAAATTAATACCATTAGCAATACGCATTCTCCAATTGTCTGAAGAATCTTTATAATATTCTCCAACAAGGACAAAAGAGTTATCCATAGATCTAGCTGGATCATATGCTAAGGCAAAAAGTCTGTCTTTTGTATCATTAAACATAATTGGGGGACGGATAGTAGAATTTTTTACTATCATAGAACGTTTGAAGATGGCATCTGCACCGCCATCAGAAGTGAATATATTGTAATACTCACGAAGAGCTTTTTCTTTATTTTCACGCATTGCATTGTCAACCTTTTCTTTGGTTAACAGAGATGCTGGATAAATCTTACCTCTATATGTAGCATTAAACATAATTTCACAGTTGATATCTGCTACAAAATGGTCTTTGGAACCCCAGATCATAGCTTTACTGTATTCTTTATACTTTTTATAAAAGTAAGAATCAGTAGTGCTGGCGCTTGAAGTGTAGAGTAATTGGTTAGGCAATTCTTTAGGAAGAGTAGTTACATTTACACTTCCACCCATTTTAAAGTTCTTATCCTGAGCTGTATATGGTTCAATAACCTGAAATACTTCTTCGTCCAGGAAACCAGATTCATCAAAACAAACTGCTTCCGCACGTTTTCCTCTTTTCGCGTTGACGTTACTGTTAAGTGTTTTAACAAAGCTACCATTATACAATCTATAAGTAAAACCTGCAGGATTTCTTATAAAACCATCATTATTGGTCATATTAATGACAACTTCATTCCTGAATACATCAGTTAATCCAGTGAATGACTCAATTTCATTTTTAGCGATAGATACAATCTTTTCAAAAGTTTCTATGGACTGGTCACTGGTGCCAGCACATATGTAGCATCTACAGTTATTAAGAAGCATACCTCTTGTCATGTAATATAATGCAAGCAATGTCGATTTTCCATAATTTCTGGTACATAACCATAGAGCATACATCTTATCCCAAGAATTCATAAATGTATAGGTCTGCACATCAAGAAGGTCAACGCCTATGAATCTTTCCATAAATTTGGTTGGATTTCTTAAGCCCCATTGTTTAATTTCAGAAAGTTTCTGCATTCCTTCCATTTTTCGTTGAGAAATGATTTCTTCTGTAGGCTTAACAAAAATAGTAGGTGTATCTGGAACCCATATACCAGAATCAGTCTGTTTCATTCCACAATCACCTCATCATTTTCATCAATCAATTTCTTATCTCTGAGGAAATTTTTTAGATCATCGTTCTCTCTACGAAGAATACGTGCTTCTTCAACCGCAGCATCACATTTATTTTCTAATTCCAACACCTTCTGACGTTGAGTAGATATCATTTCAGTATAGTCATTTTCATCTAAAGCCAACTGTTTCATGATTGCAGCAGTACTGGCTTCCGCAACCTGAAGCATACCTTGAGAAGTTCCTATATCAAAAGCATTTACTTCCTGTTCACGAAGCTTCATTTCCTTAAGCTCTTTTACTTTCCCGGTCCAGGTATTAGCACCTTTAGTATTATGATTGCTATGCTTAATACTAATTCCATTATCACGAGCCAAATCAAGAGTAGTTTTCATAATGTCTTTTTTAGTGGCTTCAAGAGCTTTGATAGTAGCAGAATTTTTTATAATAGATTCTGGAGTTTTCTGCAGAGCATTAATTACAGTATTGATTTTTTCAGATTGGTTAAGACTATGTACAATCTCTACACAGGCACCTAACTTCAATTCATCGTCTTGCGTACTTTCATCGAGGAAACCTACTAATTTTCCATACATTAATGGTTTATCTGCATCAGCAGCAGATTCGAATGGATCATAACCAAGAGCTGAAATAACAGTTCTTTTATTGGTTTTATACATTTTTTTTACTTCATCAGAGTTATCTACAGACCCAATAGACGGTAGAAGAGTAGAACTATTGCCACAATCACCATCTTTCCAAGTTAATGTATTATATTGTGGCATAGATATATTTTTTATATAACTAGTCCAGGTATTATTTTTGGGCCGACCAGACATAGTGTTAGCAGCTTCAAGAATAGATTCATCATAAAGCTTTTGAAAGAAAGGTTTGTCTAAATATCTGAGCGCTAACTGGACACTCTGTTCATCAGGGGCTTTCTTATTGCCTTTTAAATCTTCAGAATATGCCAACTTTGCTGCACACATTTTACATATTCTTGTCACACCAGTAGTACATAGAGGATCTGTACTTTTATAAAAGTCGGAAGCATCTTTCAGCTTTCCACACATATTACATGTAAATTTAGTACGCCCTACTTCATAGAGAGCTTCATCAATAGCACGATCAATAACTTTTTGAGCAGGTGCTTTAGGTTTTGCTCTTGGTACAGGCTTTTTTTCAACTTCTTGTGCCACTAGAGCACCTCCTTTTTATCCAATTAAAAAAAGATACCGAAGTATCTTAGTAATAGCAGGTATGGGAGTTGAACCCATCTACAAGCCCTATGAAAGCTCCGAGGAACCGATCCTACGTAACCTGCGGTATTTGTAGACTCAAAAGGCTCATTATCTGTTGCAATCAGAGACAAAACCTTCTAATAAACCTAATCCATGCGTATACACATCTCATAGTAAAACTTATCTACTTGTTTTATGGAATTTTGATTTAATTTGTCAACCTCATGGGAGAAGAGTGATTCGAACACTCAAAGCAATTGCAACGGTTTTACAGACCGCCGTAGATCTCCATCTCTACCGTTCTCCCGGACGTTGCGTTAGGGATTCGAACCCCAGAGGCTTTTACACCCAGACAGTTTTCAAGACTGCACCCTCGACCTACCGGACACGCAACATTAATCTGTCTTTCCAGATTGTTAGGCCGCCCCGCAGCCATTTCCTAATTATAAGTAAAAGGCAGGAGAGTAGTCCTGCCTTTCAACCGGAATCAATCCGGTTATCTTTATATTCATGATATGCTACAATCACATAACCAAGAGTTACATGGTAGGATTTTCACCTACGAATTCCCACAGGAGGTGGGCTGTAATCTACATATCTTGTAACGCAAAGCAGAGTAATCGAAACTCAATCCTGTCGGATCACACGACTTAGCAGGTCGGTTCCACACCTTGTGAATTTACTTTGCAGAATAGGAGGGGGGAGTTCCAGTTCTCCCCAAAGAAACAACTATACGGAAAATGACATTTGAGATTACCCACAACTCTCAAATATACAAACATCCGGTACGGGAATTGAACCCATGTTACTGCATTGAAAGCGCAGTGTCTTAACCGCTAGACTAACCGGACAAATCGCCAACCTGGAATTCACCAGGTCAGCAATTTAATATTTATTTCACTGCATCTTTTAATGCTTTTCCGGCTTTGAATTTAGGTGCAAGATGAGCTTCTGTCATCATAGTTTCTCCCGTCTGCGGATTACGACACTCTCTAGCAGCCCTTTCAACAACTGAGAAAGAACCGAATCCTGTGAATGCTACTTTTCCTCCGCTTGCCAGTTCATTAGTGATAACCTGAAGAAATGCGTCAACCATTGCTCCAGTATCTTTCTTTGTGATTCCTGTTGTTTCTGCTACTTTTGTAATAACTTCTGCTTTTGTCATAATAATTATTTCTCCTTTTATTCTTTATTATTTACTTAGGCGTTTGCGAAACGCCAAAAGCCGCATAAATACGGCATTTTTTTGTTGTTAAAATAAAATATCTCCTCAAGGTTTATGGTAAAATAGAATTGCCTAGAAACTAATTAACCAATCCACCTAAAGGAGATATACCTACATGATAACATATAAACAGCTCACTTTGGCAGAAATTTTTGAAGATTGTCAAAATAAATTCGACAACGACAAATATCAGTTCCTTTCGCTTCTTGATGAAGCCATTAACCTTGATGAAATTGTTCCTGTTTCTTTTATTTCTCATTTTTACGCCAGTACCGGAAGACCTCGCAAACATCAGCTTTATCCAATGCTTAAGGCACTTCTTATCCAGCGTATTTTCTCAATCCCGACGGACACACTCCTGATCGTATTTTTGAAATTTTCCCAGGAACTGCGTGATTTCTGCGGTTTTGATGTTGTTCCGGATGGTTCCAAATTTACACGTTTCAAACAGGATTTTTTATCGGACTTACAATCTATGTTCGATCATCTTGTTGATCTGACCGAACCGATCTGCCAAAGTCTTGATCCTGCCCTTGCTTCCATGACAATCTTTGATACCTCTGGCATTGAAGCATGGGTTACAGAAAATAACCCAAAATATGCCAACCGTATTATCAAGCAGCTAAAGGCCTTCAAAAAGTCCCATAACCTTGATGATTCCTATGATCCTTATAAAGCTGCTTATGGCTCTATGCCAACTCATGCGGCTTCCAATCAGGCAATCCAGCAGATGTACATCAATGGACATTTCTGTTACGCCTATAAATTTGGCATTATTACGAACGGGCTTGGTATTGTTCGTGACATCACTTTCTACAACAAGGACTTTCTAAAAAACCATCCTGATATCGTTGTAGGGAAGAAATCAGATTCACCGGATGAGGATAAATCCCTTGCCGATTCGAAAGCACTTCTTCCAGTTTTAATTGACTTTTTCCAGAAACATCCTTTAATAAATTCAAAGACGTTTCTTGGAGATGCTGCGTTTGATGCCATTAACATTTACAAATCCCTCTTTGAAGAAATTGGCTTTCAAAAAGCTTTTATCCCTTTAAAAACAAAGCTTTCTGTGGAAAGAACCGACTATACTGTCAATGAAAACGGTATTCCCTGCTGTCCTCACGATCCATCACTTCCGATGCGGCGTGAAGGAAGCAGATCCCATTTGCGGAGCAAACTTCCTACCATGAAGTTTGTATGTCCAAAAATGAAATGGGAATACAATCCTGCCGACAAGTCAAAACATCGCGTATGTCATTGTGACAATCCATGTACATCTTCTTCCTGCGGACGAATGATCTACATTTATCCTGAAAAGAACCTTCGTGCCTATCCTGGTGTAGAACGCGGCTCACAGGAATGGGAGGATACTTACAAGATCCGTGTAAATGTTGAAAAGTCAATCAACCATTTCAAAGATAGTTTCTGCATTGCAGATCGTAAAACACAGAATGAAAAAACACTTCATGCTGATTTACTGCTTGCAGGAATTACCCAGCTTGTTACTGTGCTTGTCGCTGATAAGATTCATCAATACCAATACATCCGGAGTTTGAAGCCTTTGATTGCCTGATTATTAATATGCATACAATCTTTTCTTCGCAGTTTATCTGGGAAGTCTTTTAGTCATGTTCAAATTTAGAAGTACCTATTTTTCATCTTAAGAATCCTGCGTTGCAGGATTCTTACCGCTTTTTAGTCAGGATTGCGAACTTGTTTCGCAATTACCTAAAATTTATAATAGCAATAAAATGTCTATTTTCAATCAACTTTCATTGCAATTTATTTTCACTG